GATGGATACACCAGCATCGCCCCAGCGGTTGCCGCCTGTCAGGGCGACGGTGTGACCAGCGTCACGCTGGAAGTCCACCACCTTGCGGGGGTAGCGCTCGCCTTCAAGGATCACCTGAGCCTTGATCGTAGCTTCGGCGGCCATCCACTCCCAACGACGCTCAATGGCACGACGGTGCTGACGCAGGATGTCAGCGACGATTGCCATGTAACGCTGCTGCGGCGACATGGGCGCAGAGCTGTTCAACTCGCCGAAGCCAGCGACCCGGCGGATCACGCGGCTGGCGGACACAGGGTCCTTCGGCTTGACGTAGGCGGGCTTCAGGGAGCCGCGCTCTTCGGCGGCACTGTAGATCGGCACACCTTGGGCAGTCGGCACCACGAGCGGCGCGATTTTGCGGTTCTCCTGAATTTTGGAGAAGTCCACTTCTTCAGTGTCAAACTGGATGGTCGAGCCGTAACCGAGGCTCAGCCAGTAGTTGGACGGGGGCTCCATCATGCTGTCGTCACGCATGACGCCCAGCAGGGTAGAGGTGTCGTAGATGTTGTTCGCAAGAGACATAGTGTCTTCCTCTTTTCTTCGTCATGGTGACGATGTTGATCTGAGCCGAGGGCTCGCCGGATCGCCTTAGTAGATGGCGTCCGAGTTATGCTTCGGCTTGGAGACGAAGATGGTGGGCGACACCGAGCCTTCAAAGGCGGCTGCCTTCTTGGCGTCTGTGTCATACGTGGCGTCCCAGACGAGGGCGTCCATGTTGAAGTGGCCTTCACGGTAGACCGGGACGGTCATCGTGTCGCCATCCGCGATGAAGATAGGCTCGGCCAGAACGTAGTCGGCTGTGCCCGCATCGGGGGTTGCGTTGTAGTCGGCAATCGTGCCGCCACCGTTGATCACGGTGTAGAGCGCCAGATCAATGTCCGCGCCAGACGCAGTGATCGTCAGCTCTGTGGTTGTCAGCTCGCCGTCACCATAACGGATGTCGCCGATGTTGCCCCAGCTTTCCATGGCAAAACCAGCTACGCCGGGCTCGCCTGTGGGGATTTTATTGTCAACAGCCATGTGTTTTCTCCTATGCTGCTAAGGTTTTGCCCGAGGGCGAGTTAGGCGGTTTTGCGGGCCTTGCCCGTTGCCGCCGAGAGTGCGTCCAGCATTGCGTTGGACTGAGCCTGCGGGCTGTCCGCGTCAGGCGCATCGCCTTCAACTTCTGCGCCGACTTCAGGGCCACTCATGTTGGCAGCGAAGGGGGTGGGTGCCGGGGCACTGGCCGCCGGGGCGGGCTCTGCCTGCGGTGCGGGCTCTTCGGCTTTCGCCTCTTCCGGCATCTTCGCAAGAGTGGCTTTCGCCGTGCCTGCGTCCATGCCAGCTTCCAGAAGCGCTTTCGCCGCAACAGGGCGGGTCTTCGCTTCGTCAGAGCCGAGGATGTCGTTCATGCGTGCCTGCTCGGCAGACGCGCCGTCCTTGGTCGCCTGAGCGATTGCGGCATCCATTTGTTCTTGGGTAAAGCCGCCCTCGTCATTGGCGGCAGGAGCGTTGGTAGGTGTCTTAGCCATGGTGTCATTCTCCGTTTGAGCCTCTGAAAAGGCGGCTAGATCGTCTTCGAGAGCGCCTACGCGGTCGGCAAAGCCAACCTCAATCGCGTCGGAGCTGTCATAGGTAAGAGCCTCTGTGGCCCTCACCGCTTCTTCGTCCATACCCCGGTTTGCTGCCACAAGGCCAACAAATTCTCCGTAAATACGGTCGATGCGTTCCTGAATACGGCCTTTGACCGCAGCAGGCAATGCCTCATAAGGATTCCCATCCTTCTTGTGTTCCCCCGCGTAGATGAAGGTCACCTTCACGCCGCGCTTCTTCAGCGCCTCGCTCATATCCATGTGCGCAGTGATCACGCCGACCGACCCAACGCCACCGGATCGTGCGATGACGATCTCGTCGGCTGCCGTAGCGATGCTGTAGGCCGCTGAGTATGCGTGGTCGTTTGCATAGGCCACAATAGCTTTGTCGCCACGGCCTTCTGCGATCTGCTCGACCAGAGCAAAGTTGCCAGCAACCTCGCCACCGGGGCTGTCAATGTCGAAGGCGATCATCTCTACCTCGGGGTCTTCCTGACCGCGCTCGAAGGCTTTCTGGATGTAGGTATAGCCTGTCATCCAGTTGGAGAACTTGATCGACATCTTGTTGAGCAGAACACCATGCACCGGGATCGTCAGGACCCCGTCCTGCACGTTGTAAGGTCGGAGCCACGAGATGAAGTCATCATCGTCGTCCCAGAACTCGTCCTGCATCATCTTCGGATCGGCTGAGATGCCCATGGCATCCGTGAAGCGGGTGTCGGCTTGAGCGGCCATGAGGCTCTGCGTGAAGAGCTCTTCGCAGCCCGGCTGCAACAACAGCGGGTTCTGGGTCACCTTCGCCATGAAGGCGTTATTCTGCGCTGGCATCTGCATCGTCCTTTTCTGAATCATCGGCTTCGCGGGGAGACCCACTGGCCGCGTTCACGCTGTTGTCCTCATAGAGCTCGATGTTCCGGGCTTCCCGTTCTTTGCGCTCACGTTCAAGCTGAGCGTAAACCTTCCGGTAGTCTTTGCCAAGTCGGGCCAGCTCGTCCTCGTGAGTGGACAAGCCGTACTTGATCCGAAGCACCGCAGCTTGGGTCTCTTTGAGCTCGTCGATCTGGCCGCGTGATGCGCCGATCCAAGAGCACTCAGTAAGCGCGTCAAACATGAGGTTCTGGTGACCGTTGGAGTAGAGCAACCCGGCTTCTGAAGCAGGGTAGGACTCGATCTGATCTTGGTTGATCGCCTCTTCCAGCCACAGGCGGAAGATGATGTTCGCCATCCGATCCGCGACCTGCTTCTTGCGCGATTGCATGAAGCGCCACGTCTGCTGCATGGCAGCTCGGGCCGAGGAATAGTTGGTCTTGGTGTAATCCCGGGAGAGCTCTTCGTAGCTCACGTTGAGGCCCGCCGCGATGTAGCGAAGCAAAGACTGCTCGAAGTCCTGACCGACGCCACCGGGGGTGCCCGCAGGCATCATCTTCAGCTTGGTCCCGGGGAAGAGGTGAGGGACTTTCACGCCGTCGATCTGCATGTTCTTAGAGCTGCTGACGTACTGGTTCACGGCCTTCAGGTAGTCCGTGGCATAGCCTGCAACGGCATTGCCAGTGGACCCACCGCCAAGCTGCGCATAAGCAACCTCGGCAGGCAGCTCGCTCTCGATACTGGCCGCGTAGGTGGCGTTGACCACCGCATTCTGAAGGGTGACATCCCGGAACTTCTTGGTGATCGCGGTCTCTCGCAAGGACGCCACGATGTCCGCAATGCCGCGTGTCTGATCGACGCGCTTCTGCTCGTGAATGTGGATCACTTGAGGGCGACCCCAAGGCTTCTGGAAGCCAACCTCTTTGAAGTCCAGCATGTCGATCTGGCCGGGCATCATAAAGTCGCCGGGGTGCCGGGTGCGGATGTAGGCAGACACCGGGGCACCGAATTTATCGGAGCGGATACCACCGCGCACGTTGGGGTTGCCCATGGCCGTGTAAGGGGTGATCAAGCGGTCGGGGTCGATCATCTGGATGGCCGTCTTGAACTCTCGACGGGCGTTGCTGATCCACTCGCAAGTCGCCAGAACCTCGCCGCCGAAGGTGTAAACCCCCACGGCCAAGCGAATCAGTCCCGTGAGATCGTTGTGGCGACTGGCGTCCACCCAGTTGTGTGGGCTCTCGGCCCAGACCTGAAACTTGGCTTCGACCTCTTTCTGGAAGGCTTCGATCCGGTCGTCCGTCCAACCAAGGATCACCTGATTGGGTTTGGAGTTGAGCAGGTACATGGCCCCGACGATGGAGTCCTTGTGAAGCTGCGCCCCGCCTTGGACGTATGCGTCGTTCCGGCTCACGTCGCGTGCCCGGGCATCCAGCATGGATTTCTCAGGGATGATCTCAGCGTCCGCAGAGCTCAACGGTGGCTGCCAGAGGTTGATCTGCTTGTCGAAGATCGCAGCGCCGTCATAGGCACCGCTGAAGGCCAGCTCACGGCCACGCGGGCCTACCAGTTGTTCGATGTCTCGGGCCGTCTCGGCCATGTCGTCGTCGATCACTACGGGAAGACCCATTACAACATCCCCACTGTCATTGGGCCGAGCACGGTTTTCTTACCGAGCAGGGCCTTTAGCTCCGCGATGTAGGTGCGCAATGCCCCACGGTTGGCTACGGTGTATTCCACACGTTCACCGTTCTGGTCAACGTATGTCCGCGCTGCACGGCCCAGATTGAGCTCATGCAATGCGGACTCGGCTTCAGTCAAACGCTGGGTGTAGAGCGTCACTTCTTCTGCTGATAGTGCCATGTGATCCTCATGCTAAGCTGGCCGCTAGATCGCTCAAATCGCCAGACGTTTTCTCTTCGGTCTTGAAGGGGGTATCGCCCATTTTCGGATCAAATACCAGCTCGTTCATATCCCAGTCTTCAGCCCACGACGGGGCGTCCTTCCAGTCAATATGCTCTATGTTGATCATTGGCGTCAACAGAGCTGCCTCGCAGTAGGCCAAGAGGTCCCAGCTTTCGTTCCTGAAATTCTTAGGATTGATCCAACCTTTGACCGGGTCTTTCACCTCGACGGTCAGCTCCGTGTAGAAGTTTTGGTCGAGGCCCGAGGTGAAGTTGATCTGCCCGCCGGGGTCTGTCCGGTCGAGCCTATTGTTGACCTGATCCTTCACCAGATTGGTGTTGATCATAAGCACAGGGATTTCCCCCCGGGCTCCCGCGTGGCGGTCTTTCCGTTGGCTGTCAGGATACGAGATGTGGACCCGAGGGGCTGTCTTGGTCGAAGCACCCTTCAGCAACAGGAAGCGACCCGCGTGGTTCTTATCCCACTCGTAGCTGCCCTGCTCGTCGGTCGGCAGGGGGTTGCCGTCATCGTCCTCGGGATCACCCCAGCGGAGCCAGCGGTAGTGGTCATAGGCATTGGCAGTCACCCCGGTTTTACCACCGGAGTCGCAGACGGTGAAGCGTACCGCCATCTCACGCCCAGAGCCGTCATCCAACTCGTAGCTTTTCGCTTGTACCTGCTCAGCCAGCAGCTTCCAGTCCTCTTGATATGAGGCTGGGTTGACCCACAAATACTGGCCGGGCCGATCTGGATCATCGCGCTTGGAATACTTCACGTCGAAGCGATCCACGACGGTGATGTCCTTGTTCGGGTGGATGCCATGCACTTGGACCACGAAGCGGTGCTTCTGCACGTCCACGGTCGCCAGCAGGAAGCGTGCGCCGTGCGGAACCTTGGCCGTTTCCCACGGCTTCGCCCGGGCCATGAGGACTTCTGGCACTCGGTCGGACATCATCGCCTTGGGGGTGTAGGGTTTCCCTTGGTCGGTGTTGACCGTGGTCTTCAGCGACTCCTCGGAGCCTGTCTGCTCATACTCCCGCTCGGCTGTGATGTAGTTGAAGACCAAGGTCTTCCAATCGGAGAAGCTGGCGGCCACACCCTTCAGCCAGAAAGACGCGATGGTCGAGCGAGGGGGCGTGCCGATGATCTCGTTGTCAGGACCAAGGGTGCAGTTGTCCGGGACCCAGACGCCGTGCTTGTTCATCTCGTGCTTGCCGGGCATCCCGTCCATCGGATCGTGGTGATAGTCAATGTCACAGTGGGGGCACTTCAGGGTCGCCATCTCTGCCGCTTCCATGGCGTCGTCGATGTCAGGCCAGTGCAACAGCTCGAAGTCAGGCTCGAAGGGCTGGTGGCAGCTCACACAGCGCCAATACCAGCGGCGACGGTCACCTTTGTTGTAGAGCGCAAGGATGCCCTTAGTGGGCGGGGCCTCGTGCTTGGAGCTGCTGATCCACTTGGGGTTGTCCACCGCGTAGCCGGGGGAGCTCTCTGCCGCGCACATGCCGTGGGACCTGAAGGTCGTCGCACGCTTCCGGGCCAGATCAAAGGGCGAGCCCTCGCCGTCCACGTTGTCGTCCATGCGGTCGTAGTCCGTGAGCCATAGGCGAGGGATCGGCTTACCAGACAATTCGTTGATCGTCGGCCAGCTCATGGAGAGCAGCATCCCGCTCTTGTACTGCTTGTCGAAAGTGTTGTCGCTCTGGTGGCCCGGGGCGAGCATGTTGCCGATGTCTGGGCTGTGGCGGTGCAGACGGTCGATCCGTCGCATGGAGAAGTCACGAGCCGTGGTCTGTGAGGTCTGGACGATCATCATGTCCGCCGGATCGCACATCGCGCTGTAACCATTCCAGTTGAGCACCATGTCGGTCTTGCCGCACTGGGCGGGACCAACGAAGGCCATGCCTGTGAACTTCTGGCTCTGCAATGTGTCCATGGGCTCGACGAGGTACGGGGTGACATCGTTCTTCCATTTGCCCACGTAGGCACCGGGGTTGTTGATCTTCCGGTATTCCTCGGCGAACTCCGACACTGACATCCGCTCAGCGGGCCGTACAGCCTCGGCGGCTTCAACAATGAGCTCTTCTAGGGTGAAGCCTGCGATGGCCCCACCTACGACCGTGGCCGCGCCTAGCAGAAACCCTCGTCGGGTGGGCTTAGATAAGGTCTGCGCCATCGTCGTCTTCCTCTTCTTCGTCTGTCTCTTTTGCCTCGTTCAACATGTACTCCAACTCGGAGAGCTGCGGGCCTGTCATTGATTCTTTGGCGTTCTCTTGGAAGGCCGCGAACATGTCAGTTTGGAGCTCGTCGGTCGCGGTGTTCAAAATCTCCCGCTGCTCTTCTGTGAGCCCTACCTGACGCTCAAGGGTATCGCCCCAGAGTTGGATGGTGAATTTGATGGTCTGGAACATGCCGCCGATGATCCCTCGGATCGTATCGGTGCGCCACAGCTCTCCTGCGTTCTCTTCCCACTTCTGCCGCTTGAGCTGGGCGTCCCAGTAGGCCGTGCTGATCGACGGCGGTAGGTCTTCGCGCTTGAGGTTCTTCAGCAGGTCTTCAGCGCTCGTGATCGGCTGCACCAGATACCTTGCGGCCTCGGCCAGATCGTAGAGGTGCTGGACCTGCTTGCTGCCCCGCTTCCGTGTTTCCTTGATCGGGCAGTTGACGATTCTACGCTTTACCTCGAAAGGCGTCAGGCGGAACACTTGAGCCAAGAAAGCGACGGTCACACCTTGCAGTGCGCTATCGGCCAGACCCATGTACTCGTGGGCTTTCTTCTGCCTGTGCTCTTCGAGCTTTTCTGCTGCGCTCATGCCGCCCTCTTCAATCGGACCCTTACCGCGTCCGTAATTTGATCTTGGGTTGCGCCCCGCATCTGCAAGACCTCAACCACGTCCATGTCTGCTGTTCGCTCGGTAAGGATGCGATGCAGGAACACACGGTCTTCTTTTTGGCCTGACCGATGCAGGCGTTTGATAAACTGACGGTAGAGCTCCAAGCTCCATGTCAGGCCGTACCAGACGGCGATATTCGACGCCTTCTGGAAGTTGAGACCATGCCCTGCGCTCGCTGGGTGTACGATCAGCATTTTGATTTTGCCGTCGTTCCAGTCGCGCATGTCGTTCTTGGATTCCCCGAAAACCCGCGCCCATGGAAACTTCTTCTTGATGGCATCTTTATCAAATTTGAAGCTATAGGCAACTAGAATTGGCCTACCCGCTGCTTCTTCGACAATGGAATCTAGCACAGCCAGCTTGCGATCATGCACCTTATGAGCGGTGCCGTCCTCTCGGTACAGGGAGCCATTGGCGTACTGCAAGAGCTTACCTGTGAGCACGCCCTTGTTGACCGCTTCGATCACTTCAGGCTCATGCCAGCGACCTTGAACCTCTAATGACATCTCTCTTTCGAGGGTCTTATACCCTTCCATCTCTTTCCGGGTCATCTGGACCTTGTGGTCCACCGTGATCATGGGGGGTAGGTCCAGATAGTCCTCTTCCTTCAGGCTGAAGAAGATGTCGCTGACGGCCTTCATAATGGCAGGCTCAGCACCGAGCTGCGGGGTCACCTTGGTCGTGTACCGATCTTCTACGAAGTACCGTTTCTTGTACGCGCTCATGGAGTCGCCGAGGCGTTTCCCTTGGTCGATTGCGAAGATCGGGCCGAACAAGTCGATCAGCCCATTGGGGGACGGTGTGCCTGATAGCATGACGATCTTCTTGGTCTTGCCGTGGACCCGGTAGATGCAGCCCAGCTCGGTCATGCCGGGGTCGCCCATGGTGCCGTCCTTGCGGACGCTGGGGTTGGTCCTGAGCACGCCCTTCTTCAGCCTGCTGGCCTCGTCATAGACGATCATGTCGAAACGCCAGCGGGCCATCCCTAGGCCCTTCAGGAGCCATCGCAGGTTCTCTCGATTGACGATAGTGATCTCTGCCGGGCCGACCTTCAGCGCGGCTCTGCGCTCGTCCTTGTCGCCCGTAACCACCCGGTATCGAAGGTGCCGGGCGA